GAGGCATTATCGCACCTGTGTGAGTTGCTGTCATTCCGACACCGGTCAGACGGCGAGGGGCACTACCGCCGAGTACTTTACCCGACGCGCCGGTAAGGGCCGCTGTTGTTGAGTCAGTAAGTGTATCCGATGTTTTTAAAACTGGGATTCCCCTAAACCCAAATGGTAGCGCATCTTTAGGGATTTCTCTATCCTCAACATCAGCACTAACATTTACCCTAACCCTTTGTGAAACATTCGGATATTTTCCTTGAATAACCAATCTACGTTCATCAGGATTCTCTTGATCAAAATCGTAATAAACCTTCTTATCTCCAACTTGCCTAGCGACGTATCTATCAGAGTCAGGGTTTAATGTACAGTTTGGATATCTTTCAAGAATTTGGGTGCTTGTGTCTACGTCATCAAATGACCTTACTTGAACTTCGAATGTTCCGTATTTATTATTTGGATCCGTTGAAGCCCTTAAATTTGCGATTGATATTTTGAACTTATCGCTTCCGTATTCCCCATCCGTTAATGTTTCAAAGTGAAAAAGATTGAATTCTCTAAACCCAAATGGTTGAGAAATAAACTCTGTGGTCTTTGAGGTTGTATATCTGGTATCAAATCTGCCAAATAAGTCTCTGAAAACATCCGTGGAAGGAGTGCCTGCTGATGTTTTTGCAGAGCCTGATAGTAGGCCTACGGCTCCCGATGATGTGGCAACTGGTGCCAGATCATGCTCAACCGCACAATCTAAATAAAATAGATATTGCTCTTTCTGGAACTTTCGAGGATCTGTATTTAAGACCCTGGATACGTAATTGCCATCATTTGGATCAAGTGAGGCCGTTATCACACGAATACCTGGTGAGGCATCATCATTAGCAAAATTTACACCAGCAGATGAACTTATTGCTAATTTAAAATATTTTAATTCTGTTAATGATGAATTTGTGATTGCACCAACGGTTGCTTTGTCATTAGACACATTTGTGGGTGAATATGCTTGGTTGTTATCAAGAATTTCAATTTTTGTACCAGTTGCGCATAAGAAAACGCCTCGTAACAACGTTACATTTTCCGCGTCACCGTCTCTATCTACAAAAAAACTTCCGTTATCAGTAAAGACTGGATACCCTGCACATTCCTCTACATGGGGAATATGTGTTGCAACTAAAAATTGTACCGTACCTTCGTGGCGGCCATCTGTAGACACAGCACCCTTGATAACAAAACCTGCATTCTTAACAGTTCCCTGTGTATCAGTCGTCTCAAGATGAGTAATTGTCTCATTTGAGCCTGCACCTAACACTCGCATATATGTCAAGGCACTTTTATGTTTTAAAAATTCACGAACCGCGTACGGCCCAAATCTGTTTGTGTCTAGTGTTCCAAATTTAGTTTCAAAATCTGCAAATGACCCGACAGTTACAGGAACGAATGCGGGACCCCTTTGTGCTGTGCCTATGACACCTGCTGGAGTTCCTGTCGGCGAAACTTTGCGCGCCGATAAATCTATTTCCTGCTCAAAAAAACCGGGTGAACGAAATGTTTGCTCAGCCATTATATCTCCTAGAACGTTTATCCCTTATTATAAGTATTGGGTTTAAAGTTAAAAAATTAACTAATGGTTTCTCTATAGACAGTTTCTCCGCTTCTGCGGTTCCTTGTCTTTACCAAAACTTTCTTCCTAACTTCTCTCCCGGTAAACGGGTCTGTTGTTATCTCAAATATTTGTACGTCAGAGTCTGTCGTTGTACCCCCAACATTCGACACTGACTTACTTTTTATTTTTCCATTTTTATGTGCCACAGATTGTCCGGGCACATTTTCTTCAATAGTCCTTATGTCATCCAAAATAAAACTTTCAGCATCACCAGAACTTATATTTGCTGGTGGACTATTTACATAAGTATCATCAAAAACATCAACGTCAAAAGATATTTGCGGGGCAGACACAAGTTTTCTTAATTTATTTTCTGATCCCTTAAATGCCGAACCCACAACATACGCTGGCACGGTCACTTCAAACGAATATTTTACTAATCGTTCACTATCAGTAAAGTCGTCAAAGTTATTTCCTGAACTTAAATTTTCACCCACATACCCTACAAACCAATACCCTTTCGGGGTTTCTAGCTTAAACGTGCGCTGGGAATATGACTGATACAACGACATCAATGCCATAATCATTTCATTCATTTGTGTTGTATATTGGGCCCAAAACGTGACTTCATATGTTGTTGTATAGTATTTTGGGGGAGGTAACTCAATAACTTCAAATATGTTACCATCCAATGGTGACCTTAATGACTCTCCCTGTCTTATGTCCAAACTGGGTGCATAAGATTGTCTACGGGTAGCCAATCGGCCCGGCATTGACCCAGACAGTTTTCCAGTTTTTGCCAAACTGGAAACAAGGTCATTAGAATTTTTAATTCCACTTTTATTTATTAACCTTTGATAAATAGGGTCGTCTGGTGATAATCTTTTCTTAACAACAGTCGTTGCATTTTGATTTGTACCTGCACCCATTGTTGGGGCTTGTGTAATACCTGTTCGCATGATAGATATCAAAGGAAGTATTAATGCACCAGACTTATCACGAAGTGGTTCCTTTCTTCTCAAAACAGCAAATCTTTCACCTGTTGCAAAAATAACAGGCGCCTTTTTGATGCCCTCCTTGTGTGTGTATGTAAACGGAAGCTGCTTATCAAATAGCGTGAACATAGATCTATCCACATCCTCAATTGTACAGCTCGGAATATCAAGATCATCAGGTGCTTGACCCTTTATTTCTCTAATAGACATTATCAATCACCATAAAATGAAGAATCCGTTGTTCCTATTTCGTTCTTATTTCCAGACCCGCCAGAGGTTGATACCTCTTTTGGTTTTGTTATAGGTTTATCTAATACACCCTTTTCTTGAAGCGAGCGTGTATCGCCAGTTTCTCCTAACTTATTAGACTCTTGTCCTCTCTGCTGAACAAACGTTTCTTGAATCGCATCTGGATCAGAATATCTTTGGCTAGTTGGACCATTTGGCTGTATGTCTATAAGACCCTTTCTTGCCTGCTTACCGACAAGCTTTAATCCGATACTATGCTCAACTTGGCCGTAGACGTTACTTTCAATAATTGTACTAGTAATTTCAAAAAAAACATCACCGTAACTAAAAAAGTCTCCTTGTTCAGGATCAATATCCCTATCTATTAAATCTCTCTCATGTAAAAAAACGTTAATAGTATATGAGCCTTCTCCACCAAACCTATTATTCACAACGGTGTCTGGTTCCCACTCTACACGAGCTTCGATCTCTACTGGGGGGTTGAAAACTTTATTTTCGGCCTCTTCATATACATCATGGATGTGCGTTAGACCTTCTCGAACCTTGTAGAAAAATATTTTCTGCCCGACCACATCTTTGATTATCTCCTTGGTAAGATCTGAAATGAAATCTATTTCTCTAGGAGTTATGAATAACCTTGCCATTGTCTTATATTATCCTATAATGATTGCATTGCCGTTAGGGATAGGAATATTTTTTAAAATCCTCGTGAGGTTTTCACTGGCGGCTGCTTCGTCTTCTAGCATCTTGCTATATGTTAGTTCCTCTAGCATCTCTGCTAACTTTTCTTTAAGGGATTGTTTATCTTCTCTTCCTTGTGATACTAGATCCCCTCCATTGAGCGATAAGTCGCCACCGGGTATGGGAACGGATCCAAATTTTGATCTAATTAAGCCTAGCAGTTCCTTAGAAGATGCTAACGTATACTGCCTAATCCATTGTCTTCCAATAGAGTTTATTTTATCATATGATAAATTACCATACGGAACGTTTGAAAGATTACTTACACCGTATATTGAAGTATCATCATATGATGGATTTAATGGGTCTGGTGAATATCCAACGCGTATCCATATCTTTTTTGGTTTAACTGGATCACCTGTTGGTTTTGGATAAATTCGAAGTTTTGTTCCCTGTACCTTATACGAATAATTGCTTCTTCTTACTCTTGTTGACATGTCGAGCATTCCGCCACGTAACACATCCTCAAAAATTGGTAAAATATGAAAAATTGTCTCAGGTGTATATGACTCAAATGAAAATTCATTTGCAAGATAGTTTGTAGAAGAATTTGTATCAAAGAAACGGTAGGCGTTTGACGGCGCTTCATGAAATACTTCAAGTATTTTTAACTTAGTTTTTGGACTATTTTTAGCATTTTCAAATAATGTGGTCCCGTCATCCAACTTAAGGTCAGCGTATAGATCATAGTCCTGTATACCCTTAATAACAGTAATGGAACCAGATAATGTGTTATATGAACCACCTAGACCGGCATCCATTGCATACGGCTCTGCCCGCCTAAGCATAAATTCAAAATTTTCTCTAGGAAACTTTGCTTCGCTACCTGACATCGATCCTGTTGCACCACCTAAAAGATTTGCAAGTTGAGACTTTGCCTGATACTGATTTATAATAGAGCCATATTCACAAAACGACTCCTCAAATGTGGCCCAAATTTGTTTTTTTGTTAATTCTACACTAAGAATATCATCCCCTAGTTTTCTTTTGACAAAAGTCACCAATGCATCTGCTTCTATCTGAAACACTGAATCAGAATCAAAAAACCCAAAAGGAGTTGGGCTTGTTGTGTTTACAAACGCTGCCATTATATAACTCCAGCTATGCTAAAATGCTAGTATGATTATAATATTATCTTCTACGAGACCGCAGTCTTGATGGCTCTGAAGCCTTCTGCTTCTTTGCCTGTTGTTTAACCACAACTGGCTTACTAACTGCCTCCACAACCTCTTCAAGGGCCGGTGCAGGTGTTAATTTCGTAACCTTAGGTGTAACCTTAGGTGTAACCTTAGGTGCTGTTGTTGTTTTTGCTGTTTTTGTTGTTTTTGTTGTTTTTATATCTGCCATTTTATTATCCCATTGTTTTTACAATCCAAATTACAGCTGCCATTGCGAATTGCACGACAGCGAATATTGTAATTGCCTTTGTTCGAAAAATCTTTAATTCTTCTATATTAACTATATAGTTCTTAAGCTGGGTGGGAGATGCTACATCATCTATGCGCTCTTTCCATTGTCTTAGCTCTATAACCTTGTCTTCACGAACCTGTATTTTTATAATTTCCTTTTTTACTTCTTGTAATTCTTCAGAAATTGAATCAATACTATCATTCAACGACTCTAGCTCTTTAAGAACTAGCTTAGAATACTCATTCCACCCGTTGTTGGTGGCCACTATATGACCTCTATCTTTGTAAGCATTTTCTTAAGTTTACTTACTTCCAGGCCACCCTTTGCAATCTCCGATATCTCTTTGTGCTTTTTATCTCTATTATTTGATAAAACTAAGATGTTGTCTAAGCATTCTAGCATTTTCATATTTGATGTGATATCCCATGCTATTCCTGCTACGGATACTACACCACCGCTATCTCCAAAATTTGGAACTAGCTTTACATAATAATGACAATCATTCGTATTAATAAAATATTCTGCCTTTTTTCCCTTAAGCGCTGAGATATGGTGTTCTAGGCATTGTTCTTTTACAAGCGGACAGAGGAACATATCATCAAGTGTGGTAGCCTCTTGAACCATAAACCCATTTCCCCTTTGTGAAATAATATTTTTGTCTTTTGAAAGCATCCACATTGTTACTGGTATCGGAAAGTTTTCAAAAAATGCTTCAAATAGTTGAAAATCATTTCTTAACTTGTCATCCCGATCACCAAGTTCATTAACAAGTTGCTTTAGTCTTGTGATACCTACTCTTGATTTAATAGAAGAACTCATGTAATATAAATATTCAAGTTGGCGATAACTTGAAAATATTCTAAAATCTATGAAACCCGTTCCTTGCTAAAGAGAGTAAATTAAATTACTTCTTGAAAAATAAAGGATACTAAAAATATTTCAAATAAATGTTGCTACCACAGCCATGAATCTTGACCAGTCTATTATCATATGCCTGTTGCTTTTCTGTTTTTTGTTTATTGGTTTTTATAGAAAACCTGTCTATCCTAACCTGGCCGTCCGTATACCAATAATCTATCCCTGTATTCCTTACTAACATGAATCCTGCATTAAGGTAACCGGTGCCCTCACCAAACCGACGATCAGCATAGGTCAGCAGCCCAGAATGGTTGTTGCCTTTTGCATATGTAGATGAAAACTTAATTAACTTGCTTAGTCCACCAACAACGGAATGGTTAATTAA